ACCCGGATTAAGTGGCAACTGTACCGCCGCCACTAGAAGTTACGTCTGTAACTCATACTTACGCTGAACCGGGGCCAACATGGCTTTTCCAAAGACCGCAGATGCAATTGTCCAGAAGCCCATGATCGGGTTGGACACGTGGAACAACAAACGGCACAACGCGCTGCTCAAACAGGGCACGGAGTTCATGAATCGGTCGGCTTCGATCGCTATCGAGAACTACATCCCCGAACAGTACCTGCTTACCCACTGCACCATCATTGCGTCGGTTGACGTGGATACTCCCAACGTCAAGACGGGAGAGGTGGAGGAAGACGGTCAGAAGATCAACCGGCCCCACGCTGATTACCTGATCAAGCCCGACTGCAACAAGTATATCAACCAGAACGGTGATGCTTGGGAACGCAAACTCCTGATGTCTACCTACAAGACCTTTGTAGGCGCTGAGAACTATGTAGAGCACATTCAGATCCCTGAGCTATCCAAGGGCAAGGTGATCGACGCTGTTGCCCGTGACTTGGGCGATACGGTCTACATTGACATTCTGGTAGCCACAGACCGCAGTCACGAAGATCTCGTACGCTCCATCGAGGCCGGGGAACTCAACACCCTCTCGATGGGTTGCACAATTGCCTACTCGGTATGCACCAAGTGCGGCAACAAAGCTGCAGACGAGACAGAGCTGTGCCGCCACATTAAGTACGAGAAGGGTAACAAGTTTGTTGGCCCCAACGGTAAGATCCGCATCGTCGCAGAACTTTGCGGACACCACACAGATCCCGACTCGGTACACTTCATTGAAGCCTCATGGGTAGGAAACCCTGCATTCAAGGGTGCTGTCCTGCGGAACGTCCTCGACTTCAATAAGCCAGAGACAAAAGAGCCTACTCCCTATGAGCACGACCAGCTACAGAATCTGATCCAGCAGGCGCACACAGCTACACCTACCGCTGATTGGACGGATGCCTTCCTCAAGACAGCTTCTGCCCAGATCCGTAGCGAGATCCGTGAGGAACTCTCTGCGTTTGCCAATCGTAACGCTTTTGGCGGCGGCGGTGATGATGAAGAGGAAGAGGATAGCGGCGGCGGTGATGAAGGCGGCGCTATTGAGGAAGTCTCGGATGAACTCAAAGAGAAAGTCAAGAAGAAGGTTATCCGGGACCTCAAAGACGAGATGAAGAAGGAAGATGGCGGAAACGGTGGACCTCCAAATGAGGACACAAAAGCCATGCCCGAAGCAGAACGTGCTCCGAACGATTCGATCCATCACTCCTACAAGCTGTTTGCCTCTCATTATCTGAATGAGATTGGTGACGACAAACGTACCAAAAGGGCATTCGCTATCCTGCGCTTGATGCAAAAGGATAACGTCTTCCTTCAACACAAGAGCAGATTTGCCAACACAGATATTGTGACGGCAATGTATTTGTATGATCGGGACGGATTGAAGAGCCCGCAGTCTAGGGATCTCTATCTGTGCCTTCAAAAGGTAGGGGGAGCGTCTAATTACAGTAGTCTGCGGGAGTTCTTGGGTGCATGTATTAAATCGCTAGGCCGAAAGCCCTCTCAAAAAGAGGCGCTATTTCTGATCAAGAGAGCAAAAATTCTCAACTAATCGGGATTTTTTCCGTTTATCCATTTATACACTTGGTCCTATAGCGCCCAACCATACAGAGGGGTATTCCCTTCTGTATTCAAGAGGCTCCGGCTTCATAAGAAACACGGTACCGTGACAGTTTTCTGGAGGTTCAACCAATGAGCAGAAATCGACTATCTTGGAAAGAGCGTCGTCGTCAAGCAGCTCGTCAAAAACAGGCAGATCCCTACACTATGAATCAGGAACGCACTCACGTGCCGACTGAGGAATATATGATTGGGGACCCTTCCGCATGGGCGGAAGATCCTGTTGATGACGTGTCTGATCTAGATGGCACCGAACGCGACGAAATTGGAATGCCTGAGAAGCTCGACTCGACGTACGACCATAAGGACGTCGATCAGTGGAACAGCTCAGACCAATATGACAACGCTGATACCTTTGAAGCTGGCGACGATCTGGACCGTGAATCTTCGGTCCGTGAAGCTCAGGTACGCCTCGCAAAGATGCAGCGACACTTCGAGAAGAAAGCCCTTCAGTGCGTGAGAATCGCCAAGGCGCTCTTCCCCGCTGGCAATGACGATCTCATTGCTGAGCAGGCTCTCGACTTTATGCCTCTTCCTGACGACGCCGTGATCGCTACGGCTCTTCGTCTGGCAGAAGGTGATGAAGAGAAGAAGGAAGAGAAGGCCGAAGAGAAAGGCGAGGACAAAGAGGCTTCGCTTTCTTCTGAGGAAATGCTTCGCACCATGCTCGCTGAAGAGAAAGGTGAGGAAGAGGACGAAGAAGCTGACGATGCCGATGAAGGCAAAGAGGCTTCGGAGGACAAGGCCGAAGAGAAGGCCGAAGAGAAGGAAGAGGACGAAGACAAAAAGGATGAAGGCAAAAAGGACGAGAAGAAGGAATCTTCGGTCCGTGCCATTATCCGTGAAGAGCTTCGCTCGCTTCTAGCCGCCAAGGATGATGACGGTGGCGACGATGACAAGAAGGACGACGAAAAGGACGAGAAGAAGGACGAGAAGAAGGAAGAGAAGGCCGAAGAGAAGAAGGAAGAGAAGAAGGACGACGCCAAAAAGGACGAGAAAGAGTCCAACGTGGACGTCGATTCCATGCTCTCCGAACTCATGGCCGAAGCTGGCATGGATGAAGATGAAGATGACTCGGACGACGCCAAAGAGGCCGGTGAGGCTGAAGAGGTGGAGGAAGAGGACGAAGAGAAGGAAGCCGGTGATCTCGACGTCATGCTGAATGGCATGGACGACGATTTCGAGATGGACGCTTCGGAGCTTGGGATCGACCTCGATCCGGCTCTGGACCACCTCGACGGCGAAGCCCTTCTCGAAGAGGACGATGAAACCCTTCAAGCGCTGATGAATCGCCACTACTCGGTAGATGGTGACAAAGGCAAGAAGGCTTCTTCGGGTAGTAAAGGTATTTCGCAACTCGGGCGGGTGAAAGAGGCTGGGGCCAAAGGCGACGATTCGTTGTCGAAAATTTGGCCGCATTCTCCCGACGTATCCGGTGTTTTCAACGGTGAGTAATCACTAGTTGATCTGGGGACGGTAGCCCGTCCCCAGAACTGGACGCGGCGTTCCGCTTTCACTGATATAAAGTTCGCAACCAAACTTACGCTAGGAGGTCACAAATGGCTCTTCCCGGTCAAGCATCCGGTGATTTCACCGAAAGCAGCTCTGCTCTACGTATTCTGTACGTAGGCACTCGTAATTCGTTCGCAGCGCAGCTTACCACTGACGGATTCACTCAGACGAATCCCCCTCAGGTAACTACCGCTGCCACTGTATCCTCGACTCTCCCGACCGCGCCAAAGCGTGGTATTCTGGGTGGATCGGTTTGCTTCACTCGTCCAGACGCTGGAAACGGCATGGTCGGTGGACCCACTGGTTCGGCACCTGCTGAAGGTGTTGTACGCCCGGTAGGTCTTTTCATTAACGATGCCTCTGGCAACGCTTATGAAAACACTCCGGCCCCCGCTTCGGGACAGGCTCCCTACCTTTCGGGTCAGGGAACCTACGGTCTGCGTCTCTATGAGACTCAGGACCTGAACACGGAGGCAGATCTGAACTGGCAAGTAGGCGATGCAGCTTACGCCAGTCTGAATGGATACCTCACGAACGTAGCCGACGCTAACAACGCCTTTGAAATGGCTGCCGCTGGCGGTAGTCAGGCCGCACCGACAATGATTGGTGTCGTCAAGGTCGTGCCGGATTCGGTGCACGCTGAGCTTGTAATCGACCAACGCATCTAAGAGTGGCTGTCTCGCAAGAGATAGTTCCTCAGTGATCAATTAAACAGGAGGCTTTTGAAATGCCTGAAAACACTCAACTAGATAATGCGACTAAGCAGGAGCTGATCAGTCGCCACATCAAGACCGCCTCTGGGCGTGCTCGATTGGCTGCTTCGATGATCCAGCCCCTCCGTAGTCGTCGTGACTATTCCGCAGTTGGCCGCCGTACCTTCATGGTCGAGCAGTTGCCTGATGGAGCACTTCCGATCTACGACAAGGACCCCGACGTAACTGCTTACGTCGTTGGTGAAGAAGGCGAGAACATTCTCGCTGTCACCAAGCCGCGTCGTGTGATTTTCCCGCTGTTCGAGATTGCATCGAACCCGGAGATCCCGATCACGCAGATCAAAGAGCGTCGCTTCGACCTCATTGAGCGTAGCCAGCAGCTTGCGAAGACCACCATCCAAGCGGCTGAGGACGAGCGTGTATTCGCCGTTCTCGATTCGGTTGCAACCAACGGATTCGATTCGATCCCCGGTCAGGTCAACCCTGACATTCAGGTGATCGCTCCGATCAGCTCGGCTGTCCTCGCAGACGCCTTTGCTGAAATTGAGAAGCATGATCTCCGTGTCGCTCGTGTCTACATGAACGCCAAGGATTACGCGGACATTCGTAAGTTTGGCCGTGAGATCCTCGACATTGAAACTCAGGCTACCCTGCTCAAGACTGGTCTTCAGGCCACTCTTTGGGGCGCTCAGATCATTCTGAGCCGTCAGGTTCCGGCTGGTTTCGTATATGTCGCTTGCGAGCCTGAAATGTTCGGTCGCATCCCGGTCCGCACTGAGCTGACCGTTCTCTCCGCAGACAACCCTCGTGCTCGCACGATCGGTTTCTCGGTATTCGAGAACCTCGGTATCGGTGCTTTCAACCCTCGTGGACTCGTCCGCTTGGTTGTCCAGCGATAAGCTGACCGATCCGGTCTAGGGGCCTTCTAAGGCCCCACACCGACCCCTCCTAGCTCCGGCTGGGAGGGGATTTTTTATGCCTTGGTGTGTTACGTGGGTAATCCCTTTGTACTCCACGTTAAGTGTGTTTAGATCCCTGTAGATCCTATCTTATATGATGGAGTCCCCAATGTCTCTAAAGGATGAACTAATCAAGCTGGGTGCGTCTCGTAAAGACCTACGCCCTCAGATTCGCCCTATTCTGGCTGAACTGAAAAAGGATGCCTACACGCCCAGCAAGATCATGGACGTAGGCTTCATCCCGGACCGTGCTGCCGACCTAGCTTTGTATGCAGCAGAGCTTGCAGAAAAGGCGGCGTTCCGTCTCAACTCGCTGGCGTCGAACCCTAATGTAGACTCTCAAGAGGTGCGTGAGGCAAAGAGCCTGTCGAAGGAAGCCAACAGGCTTGCGGATAAGATTGGTGATCTCGAAGAGGCTCTCCACAGCAAAGGCGTCTGATAATGTGGGTAGACCCTCTCACTTGGCCCTCGGTTAGAAACTAGCCGGGGGCTTTTCTGTACCTCCGTAAGACATTACTCGTGGAGTAACGAAATGGAAATCAAAGACAGAGAAGCAATCATCAAGCTCGCCGTACACCCGGAGCTTACAGGGGAGGCTCGTAAGGAGACTCTCAAGATCCTCCGAAAGATAAAAGACTCCGACTTGATGGAGATCATCGAGGGTCGAGGCCTCCTAGAGAAGTGCGTGGATGCGGGTATCATTGGGATGACCCTTCACGAGCGCTTAGAGGACCTCACAGGGCTCGAATGGTACGAGGACTACAACTCCTGCGAGACGTTCTTCGATGGGCGTATGGAGTCTGTGAGAGTCCGCAAGGCAGATGGTGGATACCAAGCCACGTACTGGTGGAACATCGAAAGTAGGGAAGGGGGGCAATCCGCACGCCCTGTTACAGGATCGGATCTAAAGGGCGTCCTACAGGGCGTGTTCAAGCAGGCAGGCGAGCCTCTCTCCGACAAGGTGTGCGAGCTTGCAGAGATTGAGAAGCCTGCTCTCAGGAAGGCAAAGAGACTGGCCTACGAAGAGATCTCTACCATTGTAGGGGTGGACCCCGACAATCCAGAGGAAGTTTTGAGACGGGTCAAGTCCTATGTTCCCTTGCCAAAAAACCTAGAGGAAGCGAAAGAGAGGGGCCTAGCGTGAAGATAGCAGAGAAGATCACCAACCTGAACCAGACGTTGCAGGACCGTAAAGAGGCGCTCCTGACCATCCACGATGCGACCCTCTCCGAAGTGAGAAAGGCCTTCGAGGATGAAGAGGTGACTGTCAAAAAGGATAGGTTCTCTCCCCGGCACGTCCGCTCCGATGTGGGTATCTTCCGCTTGAACCTACATTTGGGGGAAATTCAGGGAGTGCCACAGCACTTCGAGGTACCCTTCTTAGTCCATTTTGATGGGGACGTGACACGGGTGATCCTCCCGGCAGAGAAGAGCTTCCGGTTGGACCACGACATTTCATTTATGAATACAGCCTCTCCTGAAGAGCACGTGGGTTACTTCGGCCCCGTGGTACTCAAGACGCAGCACAAGTGCCTTGACGAGGAGTTCTTTTTGGAGAGAAACGGCTTCCCCCATAAGCTCTGGCGGGTCTATGGGAAAGTCTCGGAGAACCTGCTAAGTTTCTTCGATCAATAAGCCTTGACTACACCCGTGGTCCTTCCGTAAGGTACGTACCACACATGAACTGGAAAATGGAGAACGAATAATGGCAGATCAAGAAGATCAAGTAGTAGCTGAAAATTACGGAGAACCCGTCTATCGCCGTCTGAGTGATGATGGACGTATCTACTGTGAGCACTGCTACGACATTGAAGGGTACGTCTACTACGATAGCGGTGCTACGTGGTGCCCCAACTGTGCTCACAACAAAGACTGGACGGATAGCGACCAGTACAATGCGGACTACGCTGAAGACCGCCGTCTCCGTAAGGAAGGCCTCAAAGAAGAGATCGGAGGCTTCACGGGGATGACCGTCTACAAGGTGGAGACGCCTAAGGGTGAGTATGCGTCCAAGAGGATCGGCTACGCTAGAAACGGAATGGTCTTTTCAGGTTCCGGCCCACTCAAGAACCACCTTAGGAGCCGTGGTAAAGGCCATAGCAACCGTGACTGTGACGTTGTGGAGTACGAGCTTGTGGAGAAGAACCGCTGCTCGGTAGAGGAGTACGACGAGCACGACGGCTTCCCTCCCTCGGATTGATCGAGCACTCCCCATTAAAAAGCCCCTCCTAGCTACAATGCCGGGAGGGGCTTTTTGCGTTACAGGTGCCTCTTTATGTCTTCCGGTACATCGTCGTGGGTGAAGCAGGCGGCCATAAACACGCGCTTCTGGGCACTGTTGAGGATACCACGAAGGGGTTTGGGTAGGTTGTTCTTAGTGACCTTTCGGGGGTCGAGACGCCACTCGTATCTACTATCCTCTGTGCGGAATCGGAAGATACGTTCCTTTGCCATATATTCAGAGACGATGGTACAGCCCACGTTCTCACTGGCATGGTGGTACACGTCCCTGAGCCAGTCGAGGATGCCATTGTCTCCGGTATAGGTGGACTTTACTACGGGAGTCCAGAAGGCCTTCTCTCCGTGGAACTCACCGCTTCCTCCACATTGTTCGCACGGGTCCTCTATCCACCGGAATCCCACATACTTCCCCTTACCATCACAGCCGGGACAAGGCTTGGGCTTAGGGGATGCCTCGCACGTCTCTTCGGACTCTTGGGGTGTCTCTTCCTTCTTCTTGAGAATGAGCTTGACCCCTTTGTACCGATTTCCTACGGCGGTTCCTAACTTACTCACTGCGTGCCTCCCAGAGTTCATCGAGTCTCTGAAACTCTTGACGTACAACCTCTTGCGCTGTCCTCAGAGCCTCTCCAAAGGCTTCCAACTCCTCTCGACGATCCTCAGGTACATCATCGTACCAGCCGTTCTCTACGGCTTGTCGGAACCTTTTGTACTCATAGTGGGGCTTGGTTCCGTAGTCGTCACAGAACGAGAAGCCATCTTCTTCGATCTTCCCCTCCCACTTGGATCGTGGGAGCACAGGGATTGACTCGTAGCCGTCATACACGATGTAGGGTACAGACGTCTCAGGAAGGCCGAACTTTTTGAACCTTCGGATTCGCCCCACCTTCAAGGCGATCCACCTACAGACCATGAAGGCGTAGTACCGGCTCATACTCCCGGTATTGTAGTTGAAGCCCAGCTTGGACGACCCCCTATCATAGGCGAGCCCCTCATCAGTACGTAGGCCGTTAACCGTACAGTCTTGCCTATCCTCCACCTCCTCCCAGAGGTCAGAGGCAGGTCGGAAGTTCTCTTCCATGAAGGCGAGCATCTCCCGCTTAGCCTTCTGGCTCTTGGTAGATACGGACACTGTGTATCCCATTACTCGTCTCCTCGCTTCTCGATCCTATTCAGGATACGCTCAGCCGTTTTGAGAGCGTCCTCTTTCTGTCCATTTTCCAGCTCCCTAGCAGCACGTTTCAGTGCTCTCTTAGCGAGGAACCGATTGGTTCTCTGAAAGCCTCGGAACTCTTCATTGGTTCCGGTATGGGTCGGGACCTCCGACGTCTTCTCGACCTTCTCGACGATCCCCCGGAGGCCTTCGAGGTTCAGGGCATCCTTCTCGGGGTTGGCTAGGAGAGTCTCCAGAGCCTCAGTACAGGCGGCCAGTTGCTCAGAGCCCTTGTACTTCCAGTGTGGGATGCTCTCGTCAGGCTCGACGGCATCGTAGAACTCGAAGCCTTCGTACTCACCATCCCGTCGCCCCTCGATTAGGGCCACGGCAGCTTCGAGGCTACCTTCACGGGCTTTCTCAACCCGACGCCAGTCCGTCATTTCGTTTTCCCAACTGCGGAGCCTATTTCTGTACCGCCGCATCTGGTTGTCGTATTCCTTTTCAGCCCACTCAGGCATCGGGTCAGGCTTCTCCGGCTCTTCCGGCTTCTCTAGTGACGGCTCGTAGTACCAGCCAGCAGAGTCCCTATCACGGAACACCTGCATACAGATACGGTACCAGTCCTCTTCATCACGGATGACGAAGGGGGTATCCCCGTGCTTCTCATTGAAAATGACAATCTTCATATTGGTTCCTCAGTAGACTCGTAGGCGATTGTGTACTTCTCTCATTTCCCGGTGGCATTCGTCAATGAAGCGTTCTTCGGAGGTACGGGTATCACGGGGACCCTGCTCCCAATGCTCTGACGTCTCCAGATGCTCTCTATCGAGCCCCTCAGCAGCTTCGACCTTCTCCAGAAACTCGTCAGCGTCCGGTTCGTACTGAAACTCGTAGTAGTGAACGAACTCGACGCTATCATCGGCCTCGTCATGTGCGACGATATGAAAAATACGCATCAGACGGTCTTGGGGGTCCGTAGGATCGACCAGACGGCGGTAGGTCTTGCCAACGAAAAATCGGAGTGTATCCATCGTGTCCTCTCTTTGTTGTGTTTGTCCCTCTTGCACTAGTGTATACCCTAACAGGACCTAGCCGTCAAAAGAAATCTACGTAGGGGGCGTTGATAATCTATTTGTGTATCACGGGGGTAGCTATTGTTTGGTTTACGTGAGTCTATACCCTGCTTCATCGGAGAGTACGAATGGACAGCTCTGATCGCCTGTCTCAGTTTGCCAATGGAAATGTAGAGCTGGAGGAAGACCTCCGAAAGCTCGTTGATGTTGGTACGTCGGAGGAGGAGTCACTGGAGGCCTTTCTGGAGGTCCTTTATAACTTCCTCTCCGATGCGGGCACCCTCACTCTGGGGATGGACGACTTCATTATGTCTCTGGCCTCGACTCACGAAACCCACCTGTACCTACTAAAGCAAAAACTCCCCGAATATCCTCAGGGAGTCTAACCCCCATCTAGGAGAACCCTATGTCCGGTAAAAATTATCAACCAGCTTCTTAAAGTAGCTGGAGACAATGTAGATCTCGTTGACGACGTTCACGAAGTTATCAAGTTTCTCCACCAGCGGTATCGTTCGGCATCGGTCTTTGAGAAGACCGCTATCAACGAAGAGACGGAGACACTTATTCGCTGGGCGCTCGCTCGTAGGGATGCGTACTCGGAGAAGGAAGTTTCTGACTTCTTCAAGGCCAACATGGGGTGGGAAGCCAAACAGCCGGGCAAGCACAGGTGGGCTCAGGGCGATCGTATCGAGATGGTTCCTTCCAAGTGCAAAGACGAGCTGATCCTTCCTGTCATTCAAGACTACTCCGGCAAGACTGGTACCGTCGAGAAGACGGAGAAGGAAGACCGTGATCTAGCACCTGAGGGTGGCAGCAAGTACGGTGCTATCTTGGTGCGCCTCGATAGCGGCCAGATGCTCAAGATCCCTCGTGGACAGAAGAAGCGTGGCTCCGGTCTGTATACTCCCAAGACGGGCAAGGGTGCGATGATTGAGGTCGTGTACGCTAAGGACCCCAGCGCTGTTCCCACAATTGAGCAGCTCCAGCAGGCTCAGCAGTACAAAGACAAGGCCCTCGAAGACGAGTTCCGCTCCCTCCGGTACCACTCTGGTCCGGCGAAAGGCGTCTCGGTCAACAAGCAGGGCCAGCTTTACTTCTCGATGCTGTCACAGCAAAGGTCCGGTCGCTACACGGCGGTTAACCCGGTCAAGGGTACCGTCTACTACTTGGGCCTTGTACGCTCTCGTCCAAGCGGTCTTGATCGTGAGCTGGAGAATCTCCTCCGATAAGGCTAAGTATGTCTCGTAACCACGACGCACTTGCAAAATTTGCTTACTCCCATCCCCAGCTTCGGGGGGAGCTGGATGGGTTTGTACGCAAGGCTAGCTTGACGGCTAATCTTACGGGCAAAGCACGTAAACGCATGAACAGGCTCAAGACGCAGGCTACCCGGCTATGTAGCCAGCTAAGGCGAGCCCGTCGTGAGTACGAGACCTACTTGTATCAAGCGACCGGTCGTAAGGTAGACTTTGAGGTAGCAGAGCTGGAGCGAGGTACGGGAGTCCAGTACAATGTGCAGATGAAGTTCATTGTGCAGAAGGACTCTACGGAGCCGATGGCTCCACGGTTCTATATCGACGTCCGGGTAGTTCCGGGCGAACTCGACGAAGTAGAGATCACGCTGAATGCAGGCTTCATTAGTGCTATCGGAATGAAGCATAGCAAATTCACGCAGGAGGGCTTCAAGCAGGATGACCTGTCGAGCCCTCCTCAAGTTTTCTCGTGGATCGAGTTCCTTAAAGGGGACTTCCTCAAGGCGAAGCGAGTAGTACGTCCCTTTGACGGAGGAAGCGCAGAGATGGGTATCCTAACAGCTAAAGTAGCTTCGACACCCCCTGAGGATCTAGAAGAGTACGAGATGAAAGTGGCGGCAGCCAAAGACATTGACCTACGGGAAGATGCTCTGGGTATGAGCTACGTGATCTCTGATACCATGCCTGACTCCGATGATGTGAGGTGGGCGCTCTTTACCTTCGGGTCCCACTCGCTGGCTACCTACCTAGACCACGCCGCCTACTACGATGCGGCCTCTCTTGTGAGGCAGGCCCTTCTATTGCTCATGCGAGATACGGAGCAGGTAGCTATCAGTTGGCTCAAGGCCATGATAGAGGCTCGTAACTTGGCCGACCCGTGTGAGAAATTCCAAGAGTCTATGCTCTCCGGTGATCATACCGATGTACCTTTCCACGCCGCTGACTGCATTGACCAGTTGGCTCGTGTCAGCCAAGCTCTTGGTTACGAAGCTGTAGCTACGGGCCTCTGGAACTGCGAAATGCTCATTCGCTGATAGCTCCATCCCTCAAAAAGCTGACTGAAACTTACTTACCGTCCTGAGATTTCTACCCCTCCGGGCGGTAATGTTTTTATAGGATATGTAGGGTGCGAAGAAGCATGTAACCCTTTCATGAGTTGAAGAAGGAGATAAGGTATGGGCAATAATTACACTGAGTACATTGCGGCGACGAAGTTCAACATCGGCCAGAACAAAGAGGACAACCTCGTTGTCCCGAAGGGTACCGTCGTCAGTTATGACGGATCTACCGCTGTGATTGACGGTCGGGAGTATAACTTCCCGAAGCTAGGATCAGCTATCAAGTCGCGGTGGCTCGTCTCCAAAGAAGAGCTAGGGCTCGGCGGTGAGGCTGATTTCAAACCGCAGTCGGCAGGCATCGAGATGCGCCACCCGACTGATGAAGACGGAGAATCTACTATTGCCAGCACCACGATGGTTGCTGATGAAGAGCGTGAGGTCAACACGATCGAGGCGTTCAAGAACAGTAGGCACGAGGTCCAGAGCCAAGGTGGCGATGCGGTCAAGGGCGTACAGTTCAAGACCAAGGCCGGTAAAGCGGCTATGGAAGAGTCGGTGTCCGTCGACCGCCTGAGCCAGAATGCTATTCAGCAGATGGAGAAAGGCACAGAGCGTCACGACAAGCTGGCTCAGTTTCAGGCGCTGGAGAACCAGAAGATGGAGCGAGAGATCGCTGATCTCAAGAAGCAGCTCGCTTCCCAGCAGCCGAAGAAGCAGGTCCGTGAAGGCATCCAGTTCAATACGGCGGAAGGCCAAGTTGGAACGGGTACCACCAAACAGGCTTCGAGCGAATATGCCGAAGGTATTTGGGACGGACAGGATGCTCCGGTCGTAGGATCGACCAATGAGCAGCAGGCCACCGGACAGGAGTCCACGGCGTCTGACTTTGACGTGCAGGACAAAGAGGCTCGCCTCAAGATGGCTCGTCAGATGATGCCTAGCTTCGATTGGGACTTCGAGCAGCACTGGAAGACGAAGCTCAAGACTCTCAATGACGATGGACGCCCGCTGTACGTTTGCGCCGTGTACGCCGTCGAGTCGGATGCTATGAAGAAGCACATTGCCAAGCAGTTCCCTGAGATGGAGCTGGGCTAATCCTCACGCTAGGGGCTCCTCGATCTTATGGGGAGCCCCGCCTACAAGGTTTGCACATGCACCGGAGAGTCGCCAAAAAGTATCTATCTCGTATCCTGAGCGATCACCTCCAGAGTGCGGTCTCTGAGTCGAGGCTCAACCTCTCCAAGCTAGAGACGCTTACAGAGAGAGCAAAGAACCTCATTGAAGAGTCCCCGTATAAGGAAGAGGTCTACAAAGAGGGAGGCGATATGATCTTCCTCTACGAGGCCTCGCTTGAAAGCCTCCGGGAAAACCTCTCAATCCTCACGTACCTTGTCGAGAAGATCTCCCTCACGGGAGCTGCAGACGATCTAAAACCTGCTATCCGAAAGGAACTCGACAAGGCGTTCAAGAGCGCCTCTATTGACGTAGAGGAGCTAGAAGGCTTTCCGACCTACAGGGACCACAAAGGCCCCTCTGACGATGAAGACAAGCCTGCTAGGACCACAGAGGTTCCCGGCCCTTCTGAAACAGACTGGTCGGATCTATCACCTTCCTATACGCGACCAGAGATGGACGAGGACGTTGTACCGTGAATGCTGAGCATTTGGTACATGAAGTGATTGCCCGATACCGGCTCAAGTATCAGCCGGTTCGGCTTTCTCTCGCTCGCATTAAGAACGCCAAGCGGGTAGAGGAGATCATTAGTGGTATTGACAGCAAGATTAAGAGCAGGGCCTCAGACGTCCAGCTCCTATCGGTTGACAATAACCAAGTGTCCAATACCCTGACGTACAAAGCTACGACAGGCAATGGCGAGTATACCGTGAAGATTCGTGCGGTTCCGGCAGACGGTAGTGAGAAGAAGGTGTGGGAGGCTAAAGACGTCTACCTATCCTGCTCTTGTCGTCACTGGAGGTACGGTGGGTGTGAACACCACGCTAAGAAGGGTGACTACCTCTATGCAGAGGATCACCCTCGTGGTACACTAGGCAAGCCCAATATCAGAGATCCAGAAGGCAACAATTACGTGTGCAAGCACGTCTATCGGGCATTACAGGAAGCTAAGAAAGTCTATATTGACTACTGATTAGGAGCCTGTGATGGACAAGAAATCTGGAATCAGCCCGTTCGCTAACAAGGTCTTTGAGCTGGCTCGCAACTTCCGTATGACGGGAGAGCTAGTGGCAAAGGCCGAAGGTGTTCTGGAAGGTCTACTTGCAAGGTGTGAGGACCTCCCCATCCTGCTCGCAGAGCTAGGGTGCGAAGAGGAAGAGCTTTACGAAGCGGCTATGCGCTATTACAAGCTCAAGGCCGAAGCAGAAGCAATCTCCCAGCTAGCGATTGAATGTCGTGACCGGGCAGAGGCATTAGCAGAAGAGGCGGTGTCGGATGAATATTTCGGCCCCTACCTCCAGAGAGAAGTAGTTGAACATCATCAAGGCGTGTTCTCTCCAGAGACTCTTACCGCAGCTCGGAAGGTCTGTGCGAGGTACATGAAGCGCCTCAAAAACAAAGGAAGTTAAAATGAAGTACGAATTTGTATGTAGCGCATGTGATCACGTCCAGACGAATGACCTTAGCATCCCTGAGTTCGAGAAGGCTAAGGAGGCTGGAGTCGAATGTAAGGCATGTGAGGCCACCGCAGACTATCAGTTCAGCACGGCAGGCGTCCAGTTTTGCTTCAAGGGCGATGCGTGGGCCGACAAGAACTACAAAGAGAAGAAGTACCGGAAGAACCGCTCGAAGTATATGGCACAGCGGCAGGACAAAAACCATATCAGGCCTACGCTCAAGCCTAACTACAAAGGGCAAGAGGCTGATAGCTGGAAGGAAGCTCAAGAGGCCGCTCGTGATGACGGCAAGCAGACAGCTAGCTACGAGCCTCTTGTACAACGTGAAAAGATCCAAGAGGGTAAGTGATCATGGCCTATATCTACCGCAGAAAAACCAACCTCGTTGATATGCTGATCGAGGACCACTTCTGGCTCAAGGTCTCCGTAGCTGACGGGATTGGGAGTACAGGAGACTACACGCTGATTCTAGGCGACCTTACGTTCGTGGAGACAGACCCCGCTTCTGGTGCAGACGATTCAGGGACTCTGGCGACTGGACTCAAGGATCAGATCAACGCAGCGTCGGAACCTATCACAGCTTTTGATGGGGCAGCCACTGGCGAGATCCTGATTCGGTACGACAAGTACAACCAGAGCCCGGCTGGGATCACCAACCAGAACTTCGAGTACGAGGCCAGCACTACGGACGATGATGGTGAGATTTCCGTGAAGGAGATCCTCCCGGCGTCTTACAAGTTCAAGAACGCCGCCAATTGGGATGGTACCTTCACAGATATGGAGACGATCTCCTTTGTCAAGGGGAAGAGGTCTACACGTTTCCGACCGTCTGAGATGCTGGTAGCCAACCAAGTGAGCGCCAATCAGTTGCGTGGGCGAACTAGATTTCTCTTCGACCCGGCTGACTATGCTCTGGTAGACGAGGACGTTCTCTTCTACAAGCTGTCTACAGTGGTTGATGGAGTAGAGATCGAGGATGGACCTATCCAGATCCTGCTCACCTCGCAACAGTTGATCCAACCACGAGCGGTCCTCCTGCTTAACGGTAACACACCTCAGGGAGCGTCCTATGATGATAGGTTGGAGATTCAACTGCCCCGTTACATCGTCGATATGACGATCAAGAACACGGGGACAACCAACGACTTGAAGGTGTCTTTTGGTGCCGGTTCCGCAGAGCTTACGGTTTCCCCTTCCAGCAGTTTCGGGGATAACCGCCTGAATGTGTCTCAGTTGGATATGAGAGCAGTGGGTGGGACTACGGCCACAGAGGTATACATGGTTCTCGCTACGAACTCCTCTCTATAAGATGGCTGGTCGTTAAAGTTTTAATATTCTCTCTCAGAGAGTTCTACTCAAACCCGTGGAGGCTTCTATGCTCATTCGATTGGTTCACCAGCAGGGGGACGTTAAAGGTCCTTTGCTGATCACAGACATTGATTCCGGGCTCCCAAATGAGGAGCACGGTCTATCTCGTAAGCAGCCGGTCTACGTCCCGGTGCACCGCACTTACTTCGGCAGTGATAATATGGTCAAAATTGACCGTACCAAGGCCGGGTACATTGACCTAGCTCCCAGCGACAAGGTTCGCCTGTCGGCTGATAGGGGTGTTATCAAGGGCCTAGAGGATAACGGTTTCCTTTCGGTAACTGAGATCCCTACTGGTGCTCTCGATAAGCCTACGATCACAGCAGCTACGTTTGATACTACTGCTGGAGCTGACGATGGTGTGGGTACCGCTGATGATGGATCTATCGTCATCACTGGAACCAATTTCACCTCGTACGATCCCTCAACCACCGCTATTATCGTAGGTAATACGGGTGCTAACACGCCGGTCCCCCTCTCAGAAGATACTGCGGGCGTGACGGTTACGGACACTGAGATTACAATCACAGGAGCTGCGAACCCTTATGGTTCGGCATCAGGTGATATTGAGACGGTGATTGTGGTTGCTAACGACAAGGCATCCGACACCTTCTTCCCCGTGACCGAAGTCTAATCTAACCCTCTGGGTAATTGATGGATGCGGAACAAGCTCAAACACTACGAGGCGCTCTCGCACAGCATCGTGCGGAGTTCCACGGTATCGACTGGCGGCCAAGGCGGCTGGTCGATACCAACGTCGTGTCGACGCTTTTGGAAGTCGTGACGGAGTTTGTGTCTGAGGTTTTGGAGTTACCACTGGATGGCCTGCCAACATCGGGTCGCTTGATGAAGTACCAGAAGGAACTTCAAGTGGCTTATGAGCAGATCAGAAGGAACCGATTGTATAATCAGGCTGAGTTCTTCCAGCAGATCGGATTAGTATTCGAGTTGGTAGGCAAGGTCTTCGAGGATTTGGCGCGTTTAGAACGCATGGGTCACTTAGACCCTTCTAATTAAACAGGAGAAAACCAATGGCTAGAATTAGCGTAGTAGGAACCCCTTTCGAGAAAGTACTTCTTTCCGATCTGGACAAGAAGCAGAGCCTTCGTGAGCACACGATCAACCCTCCGGGACAGGAGCGGTATATCAATCCCATCGACAAAGATGCCCTGAAAGAAACCCTTCAAGGTGCTGTGTCAGGTGGAACGGCTGTTCAAGACAGCCATGTTGAGACATTCATTGCCGATACGGTAGGGGCTGATGATATTTCTACCACTACTCTCGTCAATAAGGTGGGCACGGTCGCTACTGCTGTTGGTGGGACCCCTGCTGTTGTTGGAGGTCTTGGTGAGTCTCTGCAGGATCATGTTTCGTACTCGTTCGTCGAGACGGGGCACTTCCTCCTTTCCTTCAACGGTGGTGTCCTCAAGGGCCTCGTGGATCTGGGATGGATCAAGGTATTCACCGACGCTGGTGACGCCCTCTTCAGCCTGTAATCCATGAAGAACCCCTTACGTACCCGACCTGACTACGGGGAGTGTCACGGGCCACCGGAGGATCAACCCTCTTGGTGCCCGGCACTCCCTCGTGGTCACACCGAAGAAGAGGAAGATATGAGTGATCGAGTTGCCATGCAAGTCCCCAAGTTTAGGGATAAATATCTGGACACCTTTTTCCGTGAGAAGAATCTCCGGGAGAAGGTGTATCACGTTAGTGGACCAGAGAATGACCACTCGATTCCTACAGGTGTAGTGTTGGAGCATATTGCCTTGACGCGGGGCCGTGAGCGGGAACAGATCAAAGACGTCATTCGCAAAATCGACTTCAAAAATGGTGATCTCCACCACTTCTTTGAACACCTTGCCAAGGGTATTGCCGCTCAGTACGACCAGCAAGGTCGTCAAGCCACGAAGGAACACACCGTGAAAGATGACCTGATCAAGCTGGGCAACGCCCACCCCCAACTCCGTGAGCATATCAAGCCTATCCTGCGCTCCCTCAAGGTGGCTCAGTATAGCATCATGCCCTCTGAAATGGAGAAGGACCTTCGCAAGATCTTTGGGAATGTGATTTCCGGTTCAAGAGGGAATAGCACCTCTTCCACATGGGCCATTGATGTGGTCCCTGAGTACGGGGAAGATGGGATTGTAGAGGTTCACCTCACTCACGACAAGATCATGGTGTCGAGCGAAGGTGGCCGCCAGCATCTTCTGACAGCTTCTGCGGAGCCTCAGATCTGGGAAGTCTTGAAGCGTGACTTTAAGAAGGCCCTGAAAATGGCTGAGCGCAACTCGGATGCCCCTATGGCATACTTCGAGGCTGTGATGCGGGAATCGAAGGCCCCGCGTATGAAGATTCTGAGAGAAGTCTAAATCTATGGGAGTTGAATGTCAGTACGTAAAGATTTTCGCACGTGTGACCTCTACTTTGCTGCCTTCTTGAAGGCGACGGGCATTCCGTTCCTCAAGTCGGCCAAAGTGGGCCGGAAGACGTATTTCGTATTCGAGAACCCGGAGAACATGCGGGAGCTTAGAGACGGTTACTTCTCAGGTACGGCCAACGTGTCGGCCCTCCGTCACGCTAATGAGATTCGCAATCTCAAACGTCTCTGCCACCTTTGATCTGCTATGTCCGACCAAGACGACAAAAAGAAGACACTCAGGGATCTGGTCAATCAGGTGCCCTTTGATGAAGAGCGGTGGTACGAAGAGGCTCGCAAGACGAACTGGCGAGCGGTTGACAAGCAGATAGGGGCAGAAGCCCATTTCGTAGAGCCGGGCGAAGTCCCCGGTGAAGATTGAGCTGTACTTGGAGAACCTTATGAGCAACCTGAAAGAGCAACTGATCAAGCTGGGCTCGGATAATAAGAGCCTTCGCCCTCATATTCGTCCTATCCTCGCAGAACTCAAAGAGGCTGGAGGACGTAAGGCCCGCCTTGGTGACGGCCCTGTAGGCTCGGTTTTGGACAAGTATTGGGATATGCTTCATGATCTGGAACACGATCTCCAAGAGGCAGCCAAGAGCTATAACTTCGCATCATCTTACGTAGAGAAGGGCGGCAAGAATGATGCAGAGGAAGTTCTCAAGAAGGTCAAAGAGGTTAAGGGGGCAGTAGAGAAGGTTTCCATGAAGCTCTTCCGTGAGCTATTTGAGGCCGAAGAGAAGTTCACCAAAGAACACGGGCATCCTTCTGAGTATGTAGAGAAGGTGCGTAATGAGATGTACTCTCGCTAACTTAGGTGGCTGCAATGTCTAACCTCAAAGATCAACTGGTCAAGCTAGGTACCTCCAATACGGATCTCCGTCCTCATATCCGTCCTATTCTAGCAGACCTAGCGAAGGCAGCCGCTCCTGTGGATTTCTTTGACGAGGCTCGCTCTATTGAGCAAAGCCATCTTGAGGATATGCGTAAGGATTTGGTGAGGCTTGTAAAGAAGGCGGCCCACCAACTAGATAAGTACGGCTTCGAGGTGAGTAATAAGAGCGTCTGGGTAAATGCTTACGAGCGGCCTCAGATGGAGATCACCTTCAGATCGGAACCTCTGGAGAAGCGGAAGGTAGAAAGCATCCTCAGAGATGTTCTGGGTTATGGTGGTTACGTCAAGTCTGTGACTGGAGGGGTCGAATGGTCCTTCTTCGTAGACCTTAGCGAATAACCCCTCTTCCCACATAGGAGCACCCCATGCCTCTGGAATTGACACGTGGTTCGATTACTGAGCCTGACGACCTAGATATTGAAATCATTGATTCCGGGGGCTCTCCTATTGACCCCCACTCCATCACGTACGCCCTGTACGATGTGACAACGGGCTCCGAAGTCCTCATAGGACCCGCTCAGAGGTCCCCTGTACGCATCGAGCTGGGTCATTACCACGCCCACTTCCAAGTCCCGGAGAATGCCGCCTACGGCCTCTACAGGATTCGCTGGACTCTCCAAGAACAAGCCGGTGATCCCTCCTATGAGGTGATGCAGGAGTTCGAGGTAGTCAATGAGTCCCAGCTTCAAGCCCAGCTCTGGACGCCTACGCAGGCGAACATGATTAAGAGGTTCCGTACGCTGCTCAGGGACAACAACCCGGACAAACACTATCACTTCCGGCCCCCCACCAGCTCCGGGACAGTCAACGAGTTCAACCGGGTCTTTGCGTACATCTGGGAGGACGAAGAGCTGTTTGAGTACATGGAGCAGGCTGTCTTCTCAATCAACGCTAGCCCTCCAGAGACACATTTCCACGGCCTTGACGATATGGTCAAGGGGAAGCGGAACTGGATTCCGTGGATCTTAACCGGTGCTACCATCCACGCTTGTATTGCTCTGAGCCTCAACTGGATTGCCGACGAATTTGACTACAGCATCGGAGGGATCTCGCTCTCCATCGAGAAGTCGTCTAAGTACGAGTCCATCAAGCAAAACGCAGAGGGCCGCTTCGACAAGATGATGGATCAGAAGACCCGTACACATAAGATCATGCGAGGTCTAAAGCAGAGCCGTTATGGCCTTGGTGTGCGATCCAGCTTTGGACCGTCTACTGGAAAGGGCGTCCTCACCCCTCGCAAATTCGTAGGTGTCTAAATGTCGGATCGTATTGCCGCCCAAGTTGCCCGCCACTTCCTAGCCAAGGTCCTCCAAGACACGGGGGAAGAGTCCTTCTATGGAGGCCCCTCCTATATGATGAACGTGACGAAGGACCGTTTCGTACACTTCACGTACGAGAGCCGGGCACAGGAAATCCTCGATTCAGGCGCTCTCCTAGCGAACCCTCCCTACAAGAAGTTCGGGTATCGAGGGCGTACAGGCAGTCTCCGCTATCTGGGGGAGGCTCACTTCGGGCGTTCAGTTTTCCCACCTCAAGGGCAAAGAGGATCTGGTAGCTATTGTGTTTAGCACCACCAATGAGCCCGATATTGGCTACCCTGAGGAAGTGATCTGGAAGCATGACGTATCCTTTTCAGGACGGCCCCGGATTGTATCCTTTTCAGAGGGGAAGAGAATTCTAAAGAGTACCCCGGAGAGAGTCCCCGATGGTACGGTAGTCAACTATTATAGGGCCTAAAGGTCGAAGATCTACTTATGCGACAGGTACGTTGAAGTTCCACCAGTGCTACCTACCCTAAGATATGGAGGGGTTTATGTGGGCTAAAAACAGTGCATTGTTTGAGTATCACCCGTCGTCGAATTCAGATTTCACCTTTTACTACCTCCCAATCCCCAAGCCTGAGCAGAAGGTCCAGCGCCGCCGCTATAACGAGTACCGGAACACGACAGAGTTCATGCAGTCCCTTCTGCGTAAGAGGTTGGTTCTCGTATCCGAGAGTTCCGGCCACACCGTCTACCGCTATGAATGGCCTAGCGATATTACGGGGCAAGATCACCTGCTCTCTCGTATCCCTAACGGTGTCGTGATTGAACTAGGTGCCGCCATTCTTGGTTGGATGCGCTCGCAGGACGAGGATGCCTCACGCTTTATGGAGCGTGTGGTTGGAGACCTCAAAGACGCTCTGACCCCCTAAACATCGGTTATTTCCTTATACTTAGGGTACGGTAGCTAGCCGTACCCTTTTCTTTTGCGTGCGTCCTTATTGTGCCTAAAGACAGGAAGCCTACAACTAAGGAGCGCCAGAACCCTACGCACCCGCTCCCTCCTTTGAATTCGAGTGCCATCTGGTCCTTTGCCTCGCAACAGAAGGCTATTGACCTGTATTGGGATGATCCTGCAGCGATCCCCAATAACTCCGGCTTCGATATTCTGGGGGTCAATGTGTACCGGTCCTTCGACTCTGAGTACGGACCCTATTTTCGTCTGAACCAGAATCCGATCGGGGCAACCTTCTACAGGGATGCCACGACCATTGATGACGTGGTGGATGAAAATGTGTCCACTCGATTCCTCGCTAGAGGGGACGAGAACGGCGATTGGATCTTCCGGGTCCAGAACTACCCGATGGTCAAGCCGGGCGATCCTAAGGTAACTGCAAACAGCGCAGACGACGTGACGGTCACAATTGATGGACAGGAAGTGAAAGCAGCTCGTGTCTATGGTGAGACCGGTGAAGTACAGCTCCAGACGGCCTACGAATATGATGCTGCTACCAATCAGCGAAATGATCCTGTGCTGCCACACGCTAACTCAGTGGTGACGTGCTCGTACTCTTACAATACGAACCTGATCTCCAACGAGCTATTCCAGCGTACCTTTTACAGGATCACAACGGTTGGGTACGATCAGTGGGACGGCCAACTCAAAGAGACTCCGCTCAACTGGACGAGCGCAGTTCATATCCACGAGACAGAGAAGCTAGATTACATCTGGAAGGATGCGATCAGGCGGAACCGGTGGATTCTTGATCAAGGTGGGGAGAGGGTCAAGGCCTTTATCCACAAGTACCGAGGCGTTCAATGTGGGTGTTATGCCCGCTTTGACGATCCTCACCCCTACAATCAATGTGAGGTGTGCTTCGGCACCGGGGTGAAGGGGGGATATGAGGGTCCGTATGAGATCCTTCTGGCTCCCGCAGACGGAGCACGGTCTATTCGCCAGTCGGATAGAGGTCGAGGCGAGGAAAAGACCTACAATACATGGACAGGACCACAGCCCCTTATGTCTCAGAGGGACTTTATCGTCAAGCTCAATGGCGACCGGTACTCGATTGGTCCGGTGTCGATGCCTACGAACAGGGGCACGGTATTGCAACAACATTTCGATGTGAACCTTCTCGCCAAGAATGACATTCGCCATCTTGTGCCTGTGACGGGCACAGATAGCTTGGCATTCCCTGAGACGAGAACAATGGATCACGAGGACGACCCGGATGAAACCCGGTATCCTCAGATCACAGACAGTGATTCCTCCCCTGACGGGATTGAGGAACGAGGCCGCACTCCGGTGTGGGAGAATATCAATAGTTGATTGGAGTAAGTTATGGAAGATCGAAAGTACAAGATCATCAATGCCGATACAGTAGCGGTACACAAAGTGTCGACTCCTGCATGGGACAATCCTCAGGTAGCGGAGATGTACGAGACAGGTTCGAGATCTGTCCCTCCTTTACCTCCTTTTTCACCGGGAGAGGATATGGATATGGGGAGTGATGAATTCTGGGAAGACCTTCCTCAGGAGCTAAAGGATGCTGTCCGGGATAGCATCATCTCAGAGCTAGATGGCAAAGCGCTCCACGAGGATACACTTGACTGGAACTTCCTCGAAGAGAAGGCCAAAGAGGATCGACTTCGGGTAAAGGCCCAGAAGCGTCTGGATTACATGGCTAGGACGGCGGTATCTAACACCCTCGATAAGATGGCCGATTTCGTTGGGAAGGTTCGTGGTGAGATTTCAGGCCTCAGTGAGAAGGTGGCACCTCCGTTTACCACACCGCCCCTCAATCCGGTCGATCTCCTGAAAAGCCTTAAATCCGGGAAGGGTATTGAGATTTTCAGGAGGAAGTCATGATCATCTCCCGATGGGGTCTTGTTGGAGCCATGAGGTGGGAGCCAAAGGATTACGCTACTGACGTACTCCAGAGGTGCTACGAGGTGTATATAGAAGGTGGGACCCTCAGTAGTGACACCGGTCTGGTTTACATGGAGAACGGCATCCTCAAGGCGTCCTTTGGGCGTCGTCAGGGGCATTCCCATTCGATCCATCAATTCACTGAGAACCACCCTGAGATGGAGTTCTGCGTAGTCAAGAATACCTTTGATCAGGTATATATGGGCCGGAGAGAGCACGGGCATAACAATGTCCGCTGGGCCTCCCTCTCTCGTCTGGATAATTTGCGTGGTTGTCGTCCCGATGCTGTCTTTTTTGATGTGTGTCAGCGGGATTACATGGCTCAGCAGCAAGAGATCCGAAATCACATTGGGCCATTCAGGGCTATGGGAATCCCCGTGATCGTCTTGATTAGCGATGCTGTAGATCCCCGTAGCGTAGGTCCTACGGTCATTGAAGCACAGGCACCAAAGAATGTACTAGATAGGCTGGGATACCGGTATGAAATCGCAAAAGACAGGCGAAAAACTACTTCGCAGTGAGGCGTTCACCCGTCTCGCCAACCAGCACGGGTACCGATTGAACCTGTCTGTACGTGCGTCGGAGGAACCCGTCCTCTACCGCATGTTTCTAAATCGTCAGGCGGCACACGCCCGCCAAGTCTGTTCTGTGAGGGACAGAGGGAGATGATATGGGAAAAGGAAAGTACAGACTACGCGGCATCTACGGTAAGCCTCTCGTAAAGGGTACGCCCTTAGAAGATGAAGCTGATCGAACGAAGCTCCTAGAAGAGACTGGACGTGAGGCTATCAAAGAGGTGCAGAAGGAAATCAGCCGCCTCTCTTTCAAGGGCCAGCCTACTGACCTACTCAATAGCTTCACGTATGAGGTGGAGGGTAAGAGTACCTTGGTGCTCAGTTCAGACCATCCGGCAGCAAAGTATCTTAACCGGGGCGTCAAGCCTCACCAGATGAAGTACCTTGAGGGAGCTACTGTCCCCATTGTCACTGACGACGGGGAAGTGAAATTCAGAACGGCCACCCCTAAGTCGATGCGGGACGGTAAATGGCAGCACCCCGGCATCAAGGGTAAACACTTCCTAGAAAGGGGCGTCGAAAAGGCTCGTGAAAAGATCAAGCAGAAAGTGGCTGAAGATATTAAAGAACGGATCAAGAAGCGGTTCAGAGGCGAATAAGGGGTCGCACGTGGAGAAATTTCTAGTCATTGAGGGGAAGGTTGTTGGCGGCCACAGGCTTGCCGACTTAGGTGTGGACGTACCTTACCAAAAAGAGGTTACGCTCAACTACGACCGGGCCAATTGGAGCCGTGATTTGAATCACGCTCTCCAGAACGGCCAAGTCAAGAAGGTGAGGGTGATCAGCGGTAATGAAATGTCTACCCGTAAGCCGACGCCTAAGAAGAAGAGGAAGGTGACGCCGAAGAGGCCCAAGTCGCCTACCCCGACCCAGCAGGTGAGTGCTGAGCCTGAGAAGTCCGCTCCCACGAGCGAGGAAGAAAACAAGCGGCTACGGAAGATGAACGAGGATCTTATAGAGCGAACCAACCAGCTCTTTGAGCAGCAACAGAAGCTAATGGAACAGCTCTCCAACTTCATGGAGCAACCTCCTACTCAATACGTACCTACCAACCAGCCTCTTGCTTCTGGATCTACCACGCAGGAAGAGGACGAAGATGATACTCCGACCTTCATCCCATCGAAGATCCGCTCCGGTAAGGCGAAAGCCAACAAGGGGAGTGAGGTAGAAGCTGAGAGGAAGGAGAGTAAGAGCTTTGCTAGTGCTGCGGAAGCCCTCAAGGCGATGCGGCAGGGACAAGAGGACGAGGACGACAATGAGTGATCTCCCTAAAAAAGTCGCAGCTACCTTCATGCTCGACCTCTTGGTTGATCGTAAGGCAAGGGTAGCTTCGGCCCACACGATGGAAGAAGCCTTTGGGCAGTTTGACGAGCTGGTGGATGCTATCTCTGACGAGCCTGAGATGATGGGTGACGTCATTGAGTCCCTTGTGAACATGGGCGACCTACGGTATGAGGATGGGGCTTTTTACTACAAAGATGGCCTCAAACTTGGCTCACAAGGACGACCCGTGCTTGCTGATAAACACAAACAGTCAATCGCCCTGATGCGGTTTCTCTCAAACGTCGCATCGAAGTACGGTGTAGGCGAGCACGTCTACGTCGTAGGCGGTGCGGTACGTAACTTCGTTATCGACCGTCCTATCAAAGACATTGACGTTGTTATTGACTCCGTAGCCCTAGACGGCAAGGGGTCTGAGTGGTTCGCTAAGGCCCTCGAAAAGGCTATTCCTGCTACCACGTCCCTGCAGACCAACCAGTACGGTGTGGCTATCCTCACGGTCAACGAGGAGTGGTTGCTGGATGGTACCAACCTGCAAGGGGAGGTTATCGAGATAGCGAATGCCCGTAAGGAATCTTACGGTGGGGAAGAGGGCAAGGGTTACAAACCGCACATGGTCGAGCCCTCCACTATCGAAGAGGACATTGAGCGTCGTGAATTCACCTTCAATACGCTCCTGTGGCAGCTCTCTGAGTTGGCTCAGGGACCGGACAAGGCTGAAATCATCGACCTGACGGGTTGCGGCCTCGACGATCTGGAAGAGGGTGTCATGAAGTGCCCCTCCGACCCGGACAAGACCTTCTCCGATGACCCGACCCGTATGCTTCGGGCCGTCAAGTTCATGGTCAAGTACGGTTTCAGGATCGACCCCATTGTTGAGGATGCGATTCGTCGGAACGCCCAGAAGCTCAAACAGGCTCCGCAGAATGCTATCAGTGAGATCCTGATTAACGACATTCTCCAAATGAGCCAGTCCAAAAAGACGCTCTCCGTACTCAAAGAGCTGGGGCTCCTAGACGTCGTGGCCCAGATGCTCGAAAAGGACAAGGCCTTCCGTAAGACGCTGGCGAATTGGGCGTCACGGGATGCTAAGATCCTCTTCCTGTTCGATATGATGGAAATAGGCCTTCCTCTACACAGTAGGCTGCGCTTCCTCGATGATGCTCAGATGGCCCGGCTACGACAGGTCGCTATAGAGCTTGACGCCAAAGAGGCGGATAGCTTTGTGGACCTCTTGAAGCAGCCGGGCCGCCAGATGGATACCCGTGAGCTACTTACGGAGTTCGATCTCCAAGGGCCGGAAATCCGAAACCTTATGGGGACTGCCCGTGATGTTCTTCTGGAGCAGCCCTCTCTGCGTAAGAGCCCTCGAAAACTGACGGAGGCGGTCCAGAACCGTTACCGCTCACGTATCTCCAAGGTCGCCGGGTACTACGACATTCCGAAGAAGAAGCCGACCATTGAAGAAGTGGTCCGTCTGTGGATGGAAGGGCACAAAGGGCTCGATGCAAAGATCCACGGCTACTATGACGTGAGAGAGCTGTGGCCCCTTCGTGAGTACACGTGGGACCGAGACTCTGCACGTGGTGGTATGATGAATATCGACGGGGAGTGGAAGGACCTCCGGGGTCCTCAGAAGTGGGATGCCCTGAAAGCTGATATGAAGAAGAACGGCTGGCGCAAAGAAGAGCAGCCGCTCATTCTCCAAGTCGGCAAAGACGGGAAGGCCAAAGTCAGCGAAGGGAACCACCGCCTTGCTCTGGCTCGTGAGCTTCGGATGCGAAAGGTACCGGTCATGTTTGACTTCCGTACCTCTGTGTCGGGAGGCAAAACGGTCGTGGATGACTCCCCCTCTGTGGACGATCTGCTGGACCAGATGGGCTTTTGAGAATCTATTTATAGTACACGGGAGTAGTGACTTGTAGATCCTCTGTACCCTTGGAGTACCCTTATGTCAGATCTCAAAGCGCAACTGATCAAGCTAGGAAATGAGAACGAGAGCCTCCGACCCCACCTCCAGCCTGTAATTGCTGAGCTTGGCAAACAGGCAGGTACGCTGAAAAAAGAAGCAAAGGTCGATATTAAGTTGGTGCGTGATTCCATCATGGAGATACAGGTGTCCGTCGAGGTTGAGTCCTCAATGTCCGGCCCCCTCTATATCCGGCATTACGAGGATCAACTCAGCGAAGCCAAAGAAGCGGTTTTCGATGCTTTCCGTGTCGTCAGGAATGACTTTCATCGGATGGCATCTAGCCGTGATTGGAAAGTGGACAGCGGGGTTACGGATGGCATGACGGTGGAGCTTGGCAAGGACACCTTGAAGCTGTCCAACGTCCTTAATTTCAGTGCCACTGATCGAAGCGGCATGATGGATGAACAACAGACAAAGACCCTCACGGAGCACAGCAATAAGCTCCTCAAGTCAAACGGCTACTAAACCATATCATGGTGAAGCGTATTGACATACCCAGAGGATACCTCAAGACGGCTCTCGAAGAGGGACGTACCTATGGGGATATAGCATCCGAGTTTGGGTGCAGCGCTTCGACCGTGGGTAAAAGGGTTAAAGAGTACGGACTGAACAACGAAGATAGTAGTAACGTGAGTGAAAGCCAAAATAGGAGATCGGATATGGACGAAGAAAAGACACAGCAGGTAGAAAAGACACAGCAGGTCCTAGATACATTTGAGATTCCTTCTATAAAAACCCGAAACAGAAAAGTGTCGTCTCAAGATGACCTTTTTGCGGAACGTTATCACGAAATTGTGGAAGCGGTTGTTACAGACGGAAATATCGTGGCTGATTTAATTGAGGATATGGTCAACGAAAACCGTCTCCAGATTCACAACGGAGCGGTTTATTACAGAGATCGTAAAATCCTCTAAGAGTTATCAAAGGTAGTTAAAGAGTTGGCAGATACGCCGACATCCTCCATAGGAGAAGAACATTTTGTCGTTTGAAGATAAAGTTAAAATAGGTAAGTGTGGACGTAAATCTATAGACAAAGTCGATCTTGAAAAGGCTCTACAACTTGATCCTGATACTACACACTCAAAATTGGGGAAACTATTTGGATGCAACGGAAAAATCATCAGTCGTGAGTTGAAACGACATGGTTTGCGCACCAAAAAGTGGTGTGAACGTAAACATTCAGAAGAAACCAAAAAGAAGATCAGCCAAACACGCATTGAATCAGGTATTGCTGAAGGGAAAAATAATCCTAATTATGGAGACAAAGATCGCCCTTGGTTAGTGGGAGATGAAAACCCGTTACGCCAATGGCACAAGGAAAACCCCGATTTTGGTGATAATCAGAAAGGCAAAAATAATCCTATTCATCAGGTGAAACATTTGTATGATGATCCTGAATATGTGAAACGAATCACTCGTGGGATTAGAGCACATGTAGATGAAAAACGTGGCAGTACCTATGAAGAAGTTTACGGGGAAAAGCAGGCTAAAGAATACAAGCAAAAACTTAGAGAAGCCTCACCAGCACGCATCTCTAAAATCAAGCAATCTGAAACTAAGCCCGAGAAACTCGTTAAAGAGTTATTAGAGAGTTTAGATGTAGTGTATGAATCTCAGGCTGTAGTGGGCTATTACACTGTAGATTTTTTGCTGCCTAATCAGGACGTGGTTGTGCAAGCAGACGGAGATTTCTGGCACGCTAATCCAGAGTTTTATGGGGATGACGAATTATATGCACTGCAAAAGAAGAACCGTAGGATCGACGCGTCTTGTAATTCGTTTTTAGAGGACCGTGATTACACGGTTGTTAGGTTTTGGGAGAATGACCTTTATAATCATTTGGATGAATGTAGGTCCGAATTGGTGCAACACCTAGGAGATGTAGGTGAGTAAGAAAAAGAAAGAAGAAAAACAGACGGAAAAATCTGGTGAAGATGTTGAGGGAAGCAAGGCGACGAAAGAAGTCAAGCCTACTTTGGGATGTTCCGTAGATATCGGTACGATGAATCTTGTGTCCGCTCGTAAGATCGGTACGTCGATTGAAACCAAGCGCGTTCGAGATGCCTTTCTCGACGTCGATTCCGACCGCAAGAAGATGTTGAACCTCCGGGGCACTAGCTACGTCGAGTATGAGGACCAGCTCCTCATTCTGGGTGATGCTGCGATGGACCTCGCTCAGTTGCTCAAAACTGAGGTTCGGCGTCCGCTATCCCAAGGTCTGATCTCCGCATCCGAGATTGATGCTCTCGAAGTCCTCTCCATCCTTATCGAGCAGGTAGTGGGGGAACCGCAGGAAGCTGGGGAGCACTGCTACTACTCCATCCCCGCTGCACCTCTAGATATGCCCGACCAAGACGTTGTGTATCACGAGGCTGTGTTCGGCCAGATCCTAGAGGAGCTGGGGTACAATGCTATCTCCGGTAACGAGGCGATGGCTATCGTCTATTCGGAGTGCGCTCAGGATAGTTTCAGCGGTATCGGCATCTCCTTCGGGTCCGGTATGGTTAACTGTGCTCTCTCGTACATGACCATGCCTATCATGGAGTTCTCATTGGCTCGATGCCTGTCTAAAGATTTCCCGATTGATACGCCTTCTGGTATGAAACCAGTTTCGGGAATCCGACCCGGTGACTTGGTATTAGGTCAGGACGGAGCATATACCGAAGTCCTAGAAGTATTTAACAACGGGCATCGTGAAGAACTTTATCAACTCCAACTAGAAGGTCTGCCCTTTGCACCGGTTGATGTTACAGGTGATCACAAAATTAGTGTTCGCCGTGGCGCTCAGTGGGAGTGGGTAGCAGCACAGGATGCTCGGGAGGGGGACATCGTAGGGGTACCTCGTATCCCCTACCGTGGGAACCACAGCTCGTACTATTTTTGCCGGGAAGATGGTCAAAATGTCACGGTTACGAAGTCTCGCAACTTGGGTAGATTTTTGGGGATGTTCTTAGGGGATGGCAGCACCTGTCTTTATAAGAACGGACAGGGCAATTCTGGGGGTCGAGTTCGTTTGGCGTTTAACCGGAAGGATGCACAACTGGTCCAGAAATACCAAGATGTTATTAACGACCTCTTTGGTCGGTTTCCATCTGTGGTGTCTAGGACTGAGGTTGAAATGGATCTTATCAACCTTGAATACCATAAGATTGCAGACCATCTCAAGAGTAAATGTTATAATGGGGTGGGGGATAAGATCCTCCCGCTTCCTGTACACGAAATTCCCGATCAGATGGCAGTAGGGGTACTAGAGGGTCTATTAGATAGTGACGGGTCACGGACGGAAAAAGGTTTCGAGTTTTATAACACGTCTGAGACTCTTGTCCGCAGCATGAGTCACCTTCTGAATAGATTTGGCATCTGGCATACAATCGAGAAACGAGATCCAAGGCAAGGTGGTGTAAACTCAAGAGGAGTTCAGATCGAGGGCCGTAAGGATTCTTACACAGTTCGTATCAGAGATGCGGTAGCGGTTTCCGTGTTGGGAGCCCTTATTTCCAAGGAGGGCAACTCTTTGCGGTACCCCTCTGGGCATTTTGCGGAAAGGAAAGTGCTTTCCGTTGAGACTATCCCCTATGACGATGATGTGTATGATATTTCCATTGGAGAATCCCATCATGCTTTCGCGACGTGGGGTGCTGTCGTACACAACTGCGGCGACTGGATTGACCAGAACGCTTCGAAGGCTGTGGGTTCGACCGCTTCCCGCCTCTGTTCCATCAAAGAGAAAGGGATAGACCTCACGAACCCTCAGAGCCGTGAAGAGGAAGCGATTGTCGTCTACTACAAGGCGCTGATCAAGTACGCCCTCGACAATATCGGCAAGCAGTTCAAGAACACACAGAATGACACGGAACTCAAAGAAGCTATCCCCATCATCGTGTCCGGGGGAACATCGTTGGCCGGTGGATTCCTCGAACTGTTTTCCGAAGTGTTTGAGAAGCAGCGTAAGAAGTTCCCGATTGAGATCAGCGAGATCCGAATGGCAGAAGATCCCATGACCTCTGTGGCTCAGGGTCTTCTGGTTCAGGCACAGCAAGAGTACCTCTAATATGATCCGAAGACGCATTACAAGTCGGCGGGGCCGATTCGTACAGCTATCGAATGGAGCCCTCAAAGGCCTCGCCAAGGCAGTCAAGCTACATGTTGACCGTACCTTGGTGCAGTTCCTCCGTGGGTACAAGTCAAAGGGTAAAGCACCCTACGACTCCGTACAGGAGGTTCTTGAGAAGCTCAATTCCATCTACTGGAATGATATGAGCTTGGGGCAGCGAGAGAAGGGTTTCCTGAGAGATCTTCACGACAAGATCAAGAAGGAGTCTCAACAGGCTCCACCCCCGGCAGACCCTAAGAGGCCTAGTCGGAAGAGTCCCGGTAAGATGACTCTGGATGAAATCAAACGCAGACAGAAGCAACGGAGAAGTTTCGTGGAAGATCTCAAGACCCGACTAATCAAGCTGGGCTCCGATAACAAGAGCCTTCGACCCCATATCCGACCTGTTCTTGCTGAGCTGGAGAGGGAGGCTGCTGGTACGCTACGAGATATGCACGAGCAATTTGCTATGCAGATCCAAGAGATGGCGGCTAAGGAAGCCAAAGGGCATCCCGATGTGGCCGATTCAGAGGCAGATGTGCTGGGCAGCCTGAGTATTGACCTCGTGGACGGTACTGAATGGATGATCTCCGTCTCAGTCCAAACGGTCTATAAGTCGCCGGGCATCTTGGTCCAGCTATGGAAAGATAGCTCCAAGTACGATAACCGCAAGTTTGAAGCCCGCACGAGCCCTCGCAAAATCGCCAAAGAGATCGTCAAAATCGTCACCCACTAAATAGGGTACCCCTTTGTACCACTACCTCACAAGAGCAGTCAAGAAGCGGATCATGGAGACGCTTCGCTTCTGCTTCGATGCCAACCCCCGGCATCGGGACGTGGTTAAGCACATTCGAGAGAAGTACGAGTTCTCAGAGCGGCCCCAGAAAGGGATCGTCGTTCAGAGTGCTAGTGCTACTCCGAGGTCCCTGTCGGCTGACAATTACATGGGGACCCTCTACTCTCACGTGATGCTGGCACAGGTAGACTCCCATCGTGGTGCGTCTATTGAGTGGGTACGAGAGGACGATAGGGCTATCCGAGATAATGGTGGCGCTTTCCCTACAGAGCCGGGCGTCTACTATATCCAGATCGAGGATATTACGCCCCAAGGCGACGTACCTGAGTTCCAGTTCTGGGTTGACCCTCTACTTACAGAGTATGACGAGCCTGTGATCACCTTTGACACAGGCACCGAGACGAACGCTATTCTAGCGCACGCTCCTGTTCTAGAGGACTCTGTAAACCTCTATCACTACCCGGACGCCCTACTCTTCGAGGGAACGGCCCTCACCTTTAGGGCGGCACAGAGCCTCTACATCGGAGGGTCTGAGACCGATCTACTTCTGGGCCACGAGGAAGGATACGTATCCGTCTCCACTCAAACGCAATCAGGACCGTTCACGATCCAGTCTACGACCAACACGCTAGAGCTGGAAATCAACGGGACCCCTATCACTGTGACTCTGCCTACAGGGAACCTTCTAGCAGACGAGGTGATGGACGAGATCGTAGCAGAAGCAATGTCAGAGAGTATTGACGGGACTACCTATTCCGTGAGTGTAAGCTCGAATGCCGTGACTATCGAAGCGGATCAGAGCCTACAGGTTGGTACAGGGTCTGCGAACACACCGCTGGGACTTAGCAGCGGCTACGTAGCTCCCGAAGTCACGGGGCTCATGGTGCAGCCGCATGTACCTGCGGACGCCACCTTTCAAGCGGTAGTTGACGGCACCACACACCAGTTCACCCTGCTATCAGGAAATAGAGAAGTAGACTCTATCGCCCTAGAAATAGAGCAGGCGTTTTCGGCCACCTCTCTAACGGTCGATACAGCGCCGGGCGGCGACTATAGCTTGGACCCGGCTACAGGGGAGATCACTTTTCTCCACGACTTCGAGCCGGGCACGAAGATTACAGCGGACTATAAGTACCCGGATGATTCCCAAGGTCCTTTCCCTATCGGCGGGGGTGAAGTCTCAAATAGCGAGGCCATTCCGGGCGTAGTCATTGCCTTCGGTACCCATCTGGAGGACGGTGACGTGATGGCGATCGTCGTAGAGGAGGAACGCTCCGATGTGTCTGACGTGTATGGGGGCAAGTTCGATATGTCGCTCGACTTCGACATTATCGCACGTGACTCGATGACACGAAGCGAAATGGTAGACCTCATTATTATGTACCTGTGGCAGTGGCGACGTGAGAGGTTGGCCGAAGAAGGGATCATTATCGAGAGCGTCTCGATGGGTGGTGAGTCTGAGGAACCTTACGATGATACAGGTGACGACTACTACTATCTATCGAGCATCTCCCTTTCCCTGATGACGGATTGGGAGATCCACATAGCCAAGCCACTTCATATCAGACGCATCACGCCTACCACGTACGACTATGATGCCCGTATGGCAGAGCGCAGCTATATGGAAGAGCGGCCTGATCTCTTCCTTACATCTGAGATGGACCTATCGCAGGTCTATTTGGTGGATGGCAAGGGTGGGATCGAGCGTATCCGCTAAAGTGTTTATATCTGTCTAAGGGTAGTCAAGGAGGTATGTAGTGGCAGTTTTTGAATATGAATGTGGTAGTTGTGGCCTTCGGAAGGAGAAACTTTTTCGGAGCGAGCCCCCGGACCATATTGAGTGTCCTGCCTGTAGCAAGGAAGCCCGACGTATGTTGTCGGACTTCGGTTTTCAGTTTGCTGACGGGAAGGTGCTGGGTAATACCGGAGTAGACTCACTGGATAACGATCACGATAAAGCAATTGGTCGTGATGCAAAAACCCGGTGGGAGTACGTCAAAGATCGGAATTCGCGGAAGAGAAAGATTCAGCGAGAGGTCGCTGGCAAAGATGGTGAGGCTAAAGTTCCTCTTCAGCTCAACCAAGACGGGGAATATGAGCCTTTGCCTGAATCTGGACTAGATCGCTTTAGGAAGCTCCACACTGAGTACGATCAGATGCTTACTGAGCATCGTAAGGAGCGGCGTGAAGCGGATAAGACCGGACAAGAGGAATGACCCTCGATATTGTATTGATATTCGCAGTCACTGACATACCCGCATGTCTTTTATGCTAACGTAGGTGAGGTTTGCCGTGGCAAATGGCCCATTTGAAAGTTACGCTCCTCCCGGAGTCTACACAAGAACTCAAGTAGAACGGGACACGTCGGGACCGCCGACTGGCAACCGCATCCCTGTTCTCGTAGGTGTAGGCCGGGAGACGCTCTCGCAGAGTGAATTGGAACTGGTACGTGGATCTTCTGGATCTGTGGACCAGCGAATCGTCGATGAAGACGTGAATGAACGCTTCATTCTAGACGACTCCAATCCCTCCAATCCAGTCCTTGGTTCTAAGGACGGAGAGGTTGCCAAATTCCAAGTTCAAAACTATCCGCTCGTAACCGGCAACGGACGTGGTGCTGTCACCAATGATCCGCAGCAGGTTACTGTAACTGTTGACGGGGCTCTTGTACAGCCTGCCGCCGTTGATGGTTCACGTGGTGTTATCACCCTTCAGGTAGCCCCTGCCGAAGATGCAGAGGTGCGGGCCACGTACTTCTTCAACCGTACCGACACACAGGCCGAAGATGACCTGTCTGGTCAGGTTACGGACGAGAAGGCCCTTCTTCTGGGCGCTATCACTGGCCCCTACGAGATTGTGGCGGGCACGAACGATGTGCTGTCCCTCGAAGTAGATGGGGATTCGGTAACGGTCGATCTTACGGCTGGAGCCGTACGTACGGCTGCCAACATTGTCAGTGACATTACAGCCGCAGCCATCGTAGGCTTGACTGCTAGTGTCGATACTGACAACCAAGGTAACGATCGAGTCCAGCTCGAAGCTGATGCCTCTTTGGCTATCCTCAGTGGATCGGCTAACTCGACGCTTGGCTTTCTGGCGGGACAGAAGAGCAACCGCAACCGTGTGTTCCACACTTTTCAGAGCCCGCTTGTTACCGGTGACAATGGTGGCGTGATCACTACAGATCCCGCTGACGTTACGGTATTCGTGGATGGCACTCAGGTAGTGCCTTCGGAAGTAGACGGAACCAATGGTTCGGTGACTCTAGCTCAGGCCCCGGCAGTCGGAGCTAAAGTAGTTGTACGTTACTACTACAACACATGGCAGGATACCTTCGACCACCTCCCGAATACGGGAATCCGTCGTGTCCACCGTGTGGGTATCAGCCCCGGACGTACGGACTACATTGAAGGTCAAGACTATGTGGTAGATTCCAATGGCCGTATCCTCTGGGGATCGGCTGCTACGGTTGAGTCCGGCCAGCACACTGGCGGCGCAGAGTTCTTCGACGATACACAGATCAGCACCACGCTGGTCGACAATCGTATGTACTTTGAAGAGGTAGAGCGCTTTGTGAATCGCTCGACCACGCCCGCTCAGGTTTCCAATAACACGGTGGTTCTCTCGAACATGCCAACGATTGGTAATGGCCGGAGCACCACGCTGGATTCCGACCTCTACGGTAGCCTCTCAAGCAACCGTGCCGGTGTTCTCACACACCGCCCGGAGCTAGTGAAGGTCTATCATGGTGTGACAGAGGTTGACGCTCAGGCGGCAGGCCCTGTTGAAGTGGTAGACGTAGATCCTGCGACCCGCAAAGTAACGGTTGCAGAAGAGATCCCGGCCAATCATAAGGTCTGGGCTACCTACTGGTACAACAGGCTTCAAGACGACACTCTTACCTTCTCAGTGCTATCGGCCTCCACGGCTACTAGTGCTGGGCAGTATGAGGTCAACAGCTCGCTACTTGGTGAGTCCCTGTACGACGTAAGGTTCGGTACCAAGAGTAACACCTCCTTCACGGTACAGTGGCCCTCCGGTGTGGAGTCGAGCCCTGATGCCTTTGTGACGGGAACCGATGGTGTAGACGAGACGGTGACGGTCACGTTCACCAGCCTTGCTGCTCAGGCGGCTGTATTCGTTAACTCCGAGGTAGGTCCGTACGACCTGTATTCCGGGGCAAGTGATACGCTTGATCTTGACGTGGACGGTAATTCAATGTCCATCACCCTCAGTGGTGATGCCATTAACCAGCCTGCGGAGCTTACAGGTGACGCCCTTGTGGAAGCCGGGCTAGATTCCCTCGACGCCGCAACAACTGCGGACTTTGAGGTGTCTGTCAACGGCGTAGAGTTCACGGTGGATCTTACTGGAGTGACCTTCGTGGACACTTCTGTTACCACAGACTGTGCTACCACGTTGGCCGCAGCCATTGATACCGTGATTACAGCGGAGGGTGCTGCAACTGCAAACGGCTCTCAGCTAGTAATCACGTCTAACGACGATGGACCCAATAGCAGCGTCGAGATTCTCGATGGAAACGCTAATGAGTGGGTTGGTTTTGAGGAAGGCGATGCTGCCTCTCAGCACCGTCCCGATGCTGCCGATATTGCAGCCGGTCTTAACGCCGATGGTACTTTCGGCCCCGCTGCTACAGCGGATACCGTAACGGTTGCTGGGGAAGGTACATACCTTCGTATCACCAGCGATACCACGGGATCAAGCAGCACGCTGGCGTTCACGGGCGGTAATGCACTGAACGACACAGGCCTTGGTATCGAAGCCGGTGATGGTGCGACGGGAACGGACGCATCTGACGGCTTCAACGTAACCTCCAGCCGCAATGACGGCCTTGGTTCCTCTGGTTCCGGCGTTGTAGGACAGACCTACACCGATGATCAGACGGGCCTTCGCTTCACGGTGCTGGAGCCTACCACCGGTGACTACCCGGATGCTGAGAGCTTCACGCTTGATGTTACGGACACGTTCACCACAGGCAATGCCGTTGTGGTGCGCTCTGTACCCGGCCTAGAGGTTACGGTTGACAACACCACTGACGTGGGCGTTGGAGATACAGCTCTGGTCAAGACCTACAACAAGAGCGGCGAAGAGCCGGGCATTGGTGATTTCTACTATATCACCTACGAGTACGAGAAGTCTGACTTCTCCACTCGCCTGTTCACTCGCTTCCGGGACATTCAGCGTAACTACGGTGAGCTGAGCCCGAATAACCCGCTGACGATGGCCTCCTACCTCGCTATTCTTAACGGAGCGGTGATCGTAGGTTGCAAGCAGGTTCTTAAAGAGCCGGGCTTCAATCAAGCCACGTCGCAGTCCTACCTCGACGCTCTAGAAGAGCTGGGCAAGCCGCTGACTGCAGGCAATACCCCGGACCTCTTGGTGCCGCTCACGTCTGATCCCGATGTTATGGGCGCTTACGTAAGGCATTCTGAGATCCAGTCGAGCCAGCGGTTCCGTCAGGAACGTCGCTGCATCTTCGGTGTCTCTTCGGGTACACGCCCAGAAGAGGCTAAGGAGATCGCAGAGGGACTTGGTAGCTCACGAGCTATTCTGGCCTACCCGGACAGCGCAATCGTCTCACTGACGAACGAGGCCGGTCAGGAAGAGAGCTTCATCGTAGACGGTACTTATATCGCAGCCGCCCTCGCAGGTGTGCTGGTAAGTCCGCAGTTCGATGTGGCTACTCCGCTCACTCGCCGTCGTCTCACAGGATTCCGTCGCCTCAATCGGGCAATGGATTCCGTCGAGATGAACCAGCTTGCTGTGTCCGGCGTTACGGTCCTCGAAGATAAGGGTACGTTCCTGCAAGTGCGTGACGGTCTGACAACAGACGTGTCCACTCGCTTCACGAGCACACCCTCCATTGTTGCTATTCAGGACCACGTAGAGCAGCAAAGCCGGAACTCTCTGGATCGGTTCATCGGGCTAAAGCATATCACGTCGCGTGCTCAGGACGTAGAGCTTGCCCTCACCGGCCTTCTCAACTCGCTCAAAGAGCAGCAGATCATTGCTGACTTCAAGGGCGTACGAGCTGAGCCTGACCCGGACGACCCTACGACTCTGCGAGTGACGGCGTTCTACGCTCCGATCTTCCCGCTCAAGTACATTCCCATCATGTACCAGATCGGAAGCACTAGCTCACTATAATAGATAGAGATGGGGGCCATAAGGCCCCCTCAACTTGTAATTTTTAGACACTAGAAGGTGCCCTGTTATGACTGATCTACGCAAAGCCATCATCAAGCTCGCCTATGACAATCCTGAGATCCGAGAGGACCTCGTACCTCTGCTCTCCGAGATGGTGAGCGAAGGTCGTTTTGAGGAAGGCAAGCCCGCCGATCCTACCGAGAATATGACGGAGGAAGAGGCTGCCGAATGGGAGCTTATGAATGAGAAGTACAAGGACAAGTTCAAAGACGAGGAGAAGGAAGCGTCTCTGCACGACAACCTTGTGCGTCTTGCTTACGAGAACCCAGAGCTTCGTGACGACCTCGTGCCCCTTCTCCGGGATGCGGGCAACAAAGACACCTTCAAAATCGCAGAATTCCCCCACGAGGGTTACGCTATGAGACGCACCGAAACGCACAGACGCCGCTTTGCCTTCGACACCTCCGACGCCGAGGACCACTTGGCCGGTTGGGACCGAGACGGCACCCGTCAGCACATCCCTGGATTCCTCACCTGGGCTTGGGATATGAGAAAGGAAACCCTCAAGGATCTTGATCGTAGAAATTACGGGGCCATCGCTGAGGAGTTGGCGTACAGCGCGAAACAGGATCCCGCCTATCGGGATGAGTCCTATGCGGATCTTGAAGCTGGGTTCGTCGACTATCTCAAAAACTGGCGCACCGAACTCCTTGAGGCCCTTGATGAGAGTCTTTCCGACAGGAACGCGTCGAGCCGAAACCGGCAGGCCGACGGATCCACATTCA